TTATCGGGGTTGTCGTAACCGCGAACGCTCATAAACTCTGTGCGGTAACTTTCTTCGCCTTCTGGATTAGTTACTTCTTCATCAGAAATTAACTGCCATTCTTCTTCGTCAATGTATTCCGCCTTTTCGCGTAAATGTGCAAGCCACAACGCGCTATCTTCTGCGCTTATCTTATTCTCCGCAGCAACTACTTTTTTTTTTAATTCAGCAGTTTGAACCGTTGGTTGAACAACGACTACTTCGTTGAATGGTGAGTTCATTTCGATGTTTATCTCTCCTAAAATTGGAGTGAAAACACGCTCGATGATTCTTTGGTATGGCTTGATAACTTGGTTGTTGAATATCTCCAAACCAACCAACATTTCATCTTTGTTACTTCCAAAGCCGTTTGCTTCTCTGATTCCGTGAATCAATGGCGACACAACGCGGTGTCCTACCATGATTTGCTTCGCGGTTTCTTCACTTAAGAATTGATATTGTTTGTCTGCGTCACTAAGTGGAAATGATTCGATTTGTGGAGCGCGTGTAGGATCTTCGTTGAAGGTCATTAAGAACTTACCCGCGTTACTTGCTCCACTCAATCTTGTTTCCCACTCACGACGAATGCTTTCTCTTTCTTCTTTCTGCGGTATGCCGTTTAAGAAGTTTATAATGAATGAAGGAAATAATCCGTTCAAGATATTGTTAACGTGGTATAAGCCCATTTGATAAGACAACTCAACATAATTCAATGCACCGAAGTAGTCAGGCTTTGCGTAGTAAGAACTTCCAGCCATCATGCCGTGTGCGTAAATCACTTGTCTTGGCTGCTCTTGTGCAATGGACGGATTGAACGCAGGAATAAATTCGGGCTTTCCTTTCTTGCTGCGTGAGTTAGCCCAATCTTTAGAATACCAAATTCCTGTGATGTCGTCTTCGTCTTTGTCGTATGCAAGGCGACAGTTCTCAAAAGGCAAGTGGTTGATTTGTACAACGCGTGTGAAGTCTAACGACCAAATAACTTCAGCACAAAATGAACCTTGAAGTTTTAAGTCGAATGCGATGCCTTGCAAAGCGTTGTCGAGAATCGTTCCCGTTCCTTGCCCTTCAATCATGTAAGCAATTGAGTTCGTCAATGCGTTATGAATAGGGCTATTGTAGTAAAGCGTTATGAGGTGCTGTGGAAATAAGTTGTTAAACCCGTAATCAATCCAACCTGCGCGGTTTTCTTTTTCAACAGCTTCAATTGGTTGGTATGCCGAAAGGTTAATCGCTTGTATATTGTTTTCCATAATTAAGCACCGGTATATATTACATCGACAGGGATTGTCGGTGTTGAAACATCAAAGTAAATTGTTCCGTCTTGAAGAATCATTGAACCGCGTTCAACCAAACCTACAACGGAAGCGTCTGTTGGATCTAAATTGTCGTCGCTGTTTTGTCCGTACACATCGTACTTGTATTTGCCTGCGTCAACAAGACCAACTGTTGTCAAACGTATTTTAGTAACACGTTCGTTTTCGTTTATGACTTCTACGACTTGTGCGAGTTGTTCGCCTGTCATTTCGTAGGTCAAAACAAGAAGGTAGTAAGTGAATGCAACGTTGAAATATTGGCGACCTTCATCGAGTGAAAGCCACGCATCTTGATTCGCAGTATTTGTATTCAGATAAACCATTCTATCCTTTTATTTATTCGTTGAAATTACAACACGTAGGGACGCTTTGTCCCTATGTGTGTAAAAGTTTTTCTTAGTCTGTAATGATTGCAGAAGGTGAGTTAACTAATTTGTACGCTCTTTTTGCTGCTTCATGAGTGAAGGCAAGTGTAAAGCCGTTCATGTCACCCAAAGCTGTTCCTGTTCCAGCAGTTGCTGTTGAAAGGTCTGCTCCGTATTCGTAACCAACAGCCCACCAATTGTCATTTGAATCGTTAACAAATACAATAACACGAGCAGTAGCAACATTTTGCAATTCAAGACGCTTTGCTGCGCTTAATTTGTTTAACATTACATTAACTGTTTGCGTGTAAAAAATTGTACCTGCGTCGCGGTTAAAATTAATTGTTTCTTCGAAAGAACCTGTTTGCGTAGGTAATTCGTAGGTATAAATTTCCTGAGCGTCATTTGCAATAATTGCCGTAACAACTTCGTCTGCATCTAAAGTAAACGCGTCAACATTTGTAAAATCTGTCAAAACAATTTTTTTGATACCACCAATGCCGTCTTTACAGTCCAGACCAAATCCGATGTTTAATTCACAAGCCATATTTGTATGTTTTTTATTAGCACAAAAGAGGAGCGGTGTTTATGCCGCTACCTCTGTTTATGCAAGGGTTAGAATGGTTGAGATTAGGCAGTATATTGGTAGAATGCGATTTCAGCACCGAAACCGTATTGTACACCTGCGAAGAATGAACAAGCGAAACGAACGTTATCAGACAAATCTTTGTCGTACATATCCAATACCGCTACTGTGTTCCATTGGTCAAGAAGGTTTGTTCCGAACCAAAGGTTGCTCTTTTGGAACATAGCCATTGTGTCGTCAGACATACCAGGACACTCGATAATGTCGTATTGTCCCTGCCAAGTCATCTTCACTGTTTCACCTTGGTACAAGTAGCTTCCACCGCCAAGACCTAAGATAGCAGTTCTGAACGCTTCAGCAACGTTAGAAGAAACTGCGATAACAGGCTTCTCAGTTGCACGACGAACGCGTACAGGAAGTGTTAATACAAGACGAGCCATTTCTTCGATTACGTTTGCAGAAGTGATTGCTTCAGGTGAAGCAACGTCAAGAACAGTACCGTCAGCCAAGAACAAAGTTTCGAAACCTGCGTACTCACCTGCTGTTGCGTTGACACCTTGCCACATAACAATTTCGTTACGAGCAGCGATACCCGCCATAATGTTAGCTATAATTGCGTCAGCAAGAGAAGCGTGAAGTTGGTTGTTTTGCTCTGAGGAAGCATTCCAGTCGATTAAGTAGTCATTTTTACAAACGACACGCTGAACTTGGAATTTTTCCAAAGTCAAAATACGCTCTGTTAAAGCAATTGTTCCTGTTGGTGTGAAGTCACAAGTCGCGTTTGCGAAAGTGATGTCGTCAACTAATTTACGAACAACTTGTTTGTACTCGATGTTCTCTTTGAAAGTAACCGCAGCCAAAGACTCGTTACTTAAGAACGCAGCGCGGATATATCCTGCCGCTTCACGACCTGCAAAGGTAGTAGATAATGTGTTAGCCATTTTTTATTGTTTTTTTTTATTTGTTTAAATGAAATACGAAGCGTTCCTCAGCTGACATTTTATTGTATGGCTTTGAAGGTGCGCTTACTTTTGATTGTTTAACTTCTTTGATTGATGTTGCCGCAGGTTGTGCGCTCAACTTCTCTACGTTTGCAGAAAGTTCGGTGTTTGCTTTTTTGATGTCAGCAAGTTCACTTTCCAATTTAGCAACTAAAGACAAAAGACCTTCAACCTCAGCGTTGAATGTTTCTTCTTTAGCTTGTTCTGTTTCTTCTACTTCAACCTCAACTTCTGGTTCTTCAACCATTGGTTTCAATTCAACTAAAAGACCGTCAGCAACAACTACAATAACTCCTTCTGCTGTTGTGTACTCTCCGTCCGCAACAACAACCTCGTTGCCTTCTGCGTCTTTAGCGAATACACGAACACCAGCAGCCCATGTGTCGCTGTCAGAGTAGATGCTTGTTCCGTCCGCAAGAATCGCTTCAACCATTTGCTTCACCTCAACTACTTCTTCAGCAGATAGGCTTACATTGTGTTTCGCGAAAAGTGCGTTTACTTTTTCTCGTAAGTTCATATAAGTGTTTATTAAATGTTTAGTTCCTAAATAGAAAAACGCGTAAATTTGTTTCGTAATTCGATTTTTCATTGATTACTTTTTGATTTTTAGGTTTGAACGGGGGAGTAGTTACCCCCGTTTTTTTTATCCTAAATTGTCAAGAATAGTATTTAACGTCTTCATTTCATCTTCGCTCAACCCATAAGACTTGAAACCCATTTTACCACCGTCATTGGTAATCTTGGTCAGAGCATTGAGAAACAGAGTAGCGTCGTCGTTGAATAGTTCGACCTTGAGAAACCCCCCTGCTTCGATGTTCATTTATTCTTCTTTCAAAAGTTCGTTTAATTCTTCAAGAATGGCTGCGAATTGTTCGTGAGAGTGCATGTACATTTCTTTTTCGGCAAGAAAGTTTCCTTCAATGGAGAAACCTAACACCTCTTTGTTTTGTATCTGTTGCTTCACTTCTTCATTGTCAACCTTCATGCAACCGAACCAAGTTCCTTCTGGAAGGTCAAACCCGAAGTTCTTTGACTTGTCGTTCTCTCCTTCAATGATCCATGTTTCAACCAACGAAACACCTTCAACCACTTTCGCGTGTTCAACCGTTGCGTTGTTGGTCATGTTTTGCTTTAAGTAGTTGTAAGCAATAGCGCGAATCGTGTCTTTCGAATACTTAACGTAGTATTCCTCGTCCGTCTTGTCGTCGCGTCGGTAAATGAGTTGGTCAGGAATCAATAGCGCGCCGTATAAAAGACCTCTAAAATCTTCTTTGAACTTTACCGTGTGTTGTTCGCTTAACGCAACGAAATCGACACCTATTGCAGGTTGTTCAACAACGCTTATTGCGAATACTCCGAGTAGCCCTTCGTCGTCTACTCCGTATTCAATAACTTTAATTTTTTTATTCATGTTTTTATCCTCCTAGTCTAGATTGGTTTTGAATTAATTGTTGTGCTTCTAAGTTGCTTGACACTTGACCGCCTAAAACGTACGCTTGTAATGGTGGTTGTTGGTTGGGTTGCTGACTGATGAAGTCGAAGTTAGCAGGTGAAGGAGCAGTTGTTCCACCCCCTGCGCTTGGTACACTTCCACCGCCACCGCCACCACTTGTTCCACTTGTTCCTTGAAATTGTTGTTTGCTTATAATGGCGACACGCGCAAGACCTTGAGCTATTGCTATTCCTGCTGCTATTGCTGCACGAACAGGTGCGTCTGGTGTACTAATAGCCATTTGCGAACGATACGCTCCTTGTGCGGCAAGATATGTGTCTATTGTAGCTGTTGCTATGCTCACACCCTTTTGTATTGCAAATGCTTTCTTCTGTTGCGCTTCCGACTTTCCTGCAAATGCTGCTGCTAAATCTCCAATGATTGACAAAGAAGTTTTCATTGCGTTTACGCGAAGGTCTGCTCTTGCTTGTTCAGCTTTTTGTTCTTCCTCAAGTTGTTTTTGTGAATTAATTGCTGTTAACGCGGTGGCTTGAGCGTGCGCCTCCATTTGCGCAAGAAGTCTTGCATCTCCTTTTTTCTTTTCTCTTTCTATTATATTTTTTACTTCAAGCCTGTGCATGTGGTCGTCTTCCGCCATCATGTCGTCGTTTAACTTCTTGCGACGTTCTAACTCTTTATTGTCTGCTTCTTTTTGCAAACGTTCCTTTTCATCTTGTTCTTTTTTAAGTTTATCGGCTGCTTCTTTTCTTTTCTTTTCATTGTAATCATCTACTTCTTTACCAAAGTCTTTAATGTATGCTTTGAATTTAGTTGATTCTGTTTTAAAGTATTCATACATTGCCTGTTGAGATTCATTTAGAACCTTCCCACTATTGTATAAATCCTCGTAACTTTTCATTTGACGCTCGTTATCTTTAAGAATTTCGTCAATTCTTTTTTTCTCCGCGTCGTATGCTTTGTTTATATCGTTGTTAAATTCCTCTAAAACTTTCTTTTTTCTATCTGATGCAATTTTGTCTATTTTATCAATTTCATCGCGTATATCTTTTGCTACTTGAGCAACTTTTTCAGCTTCTTTTTGAGCAGCAATAGAAGTTAATCCTATTGCATCTGTTAAATCTTGAAATCCTTGAATTGCCCAATCAATTAAGTCGCCAATTTTAGTTAATATACTACCTAATACTCCGCCCGATTTTGAAAGAGATTCAAAGTTTGTTACTATTACAGCAATAACGCTACCAAGCAAAAACAATGGATTAGTTAATAACGCTTTACCTAAATTTAAAATTCCTTTTGTAAGACCACCTAACTCGGTAGCCATTTCTTTAAATCCAATCTTTTTAGACGCTGCACCAACTGCCGTTAAGGCTTGTCCTGCACCTTTTAAATCTAAAGACATCAATCGACTACCAAACAAAGAAACGTTGTTTGAAACACCTTCAAAAGCATTACCAGCGTTTGCGCTAATCTCTGCGGATAAGTCACCAATACTATCTTTTAATTCAGCAGCACGTTCAGACGCTTTCTTGAACGCTTCGCTCGTTTGATCCATTTGCTGCAACTGATTATTCAGCGCACGAAGTTCAGCTTTCGCTGATGTGAATCCTTTTGCCGTATTGTCCGCAGCATTTGCGGTTTGGTTGAGGATATTAACCGCATTTGTGCTTACGTTGAAATCTATTGTATTCGCCATTACGAGAGTAGTTTATAAAGTATAAATATCCAAAACGCTACGTTTAACGAAATACGCGTCACTTTCCAAGCGTAATGCTTCCACATTTGTAGCTTACGCTTTCCATTTGCAATGCGTCCTTCTTTGCTATTGCTTTTTATGTTCAACTTAATGAACTCTAAGCAAGGTATTATTGCGTCCGCTTTACTTTGCA